TGCGGAACAGCTTGCGGCCCTGGATGATCTTGGCCTTGGTGAATCCGGTGCCGCCGGCCGCGATGGTCTGGCCCGCCGGAATGCTGGCCGTGGTGCCGTCGCGGTTCTGCGCGGTGCCCAGCAGGGCCGCAAAGATGATCTTGTCCTTGCGGCGCTCCCACGCGGCCTTGATCGACTCGTTGTAGACCGGCGCCGGGTTGGCCAGCACGCGCGGCTCGTCCAGGCGGTCGATGGGGATGGCCTGGTAGTAGGGACGCATCACGGCCACGCGGGTCGTGTGCACGGCATCCGACCACGAGGTGTCACCGTGGCGGACGGTCTGCTCGGGCGTGTCTTCGACAGGCGCGATGCGGTTGGCGGTGAACGATTCACCGGTGATCGTGCCGCGGTCCATGACCGTGGCTTCGAGCCGGCTGTCCTTCTGCTGGGCCTGCGTGCGAATGGCGTTGTCCCACTGCGTCACGAAGGCTTGGGTGATCGAGGCAGGCATTTAAGCGCTCCGAAAAGTGAACGGTTGAGTGTTCGCCTTGTCGGGTTGTTCGGCGTCACCGCCGGCCCTCTGACGCGCCGCGGACCTGGCACAGTCGCGGGACGGGCTTCCTGGTTGTTCCCCTCGCCACTGGGGGCCGGCGCACGCACTATGCCCGGCCCCGAATGGAAAAACTTACCCGGCTTGCTCAGCCGTTCAGCGGTTCACCCGTCTGCTTGTGGTAAGCCCGGCGCACCATCGACGAAACCGTCGCATGGTCCGGGTGACGCGAGTTCAGGTACGCCTCGTGCGTCTCTAGCTGCTGCAGCGTCATCGTCCGGTACGGGCTGCCAGTCGGCAGGTTGTCAGAGCCCGGAGACGTGTCCTCCTGCATCTGCTGCCCGAAGTGCGCCGCGAACCGGATGAAGAACGGGTTGTTCATCAGCGATTTCAGCTCAGGGTTCGTGATGTTCCCCTCGCCGTCGAACGCGCCAGCATCGAACCCGCGCACCGCCTGGGCCGCACTGCGCAAGCCCGTGCGGAACTGGTCGTCAGACTTCCACACCTGCCGCAGCGCCTTCTCGCCGTTCTCGAACCGCTCGTTGAACAGCGCTTCAGCGATCTGCGGCAGCCGCTCCATGTACGCCTGCGACATGGCCGCGAACTGCTTCTGCGTCAGGCCAGCCTCGAACGCCTTCGCCCGGAAGTCGCCGAGCATCGTGTCCTTGGCGGGATCGTAAGTTTCCTTCAGCGCGTCCGGCACCTGCAGCTGATACTCGTCAGCCGTCTTTGGCGGTGCGCCCGTCTCGCGCATCCGTGCGGCCAGCGGGGCGTAGGACTCGGCCTGTTTGCGCAGGCTGGCAGCCTCGTCCAGCTTGCCGTCCGCGGTCATCACCCGGTGTTGTGGCGCGAGAAACCCGAGCGGATCAGCAGCGCCAGCAGCTTGTCCGGTTGCCGCCGCGAGCCCCTGGCCCAGCAGCGAGCCGCCCGCATCGCCTGCGGGTGCAGCGGGTGCAGCTCCTGCGCCTCCAGCTCCAGACGGTACGCCAGTATCAACTGCCGCCGCTGGGGCAGATACCGGCGCAGCGGCCGGCGCTCCAGCCGGGCCAGAGCCAGCAGCTCCGCCGCCAGCGTCGAACAGAAAGCGTGGTTCAAACATCACAACTCCGATCCCCCGGGTACAGCCACAGCAGCCGCCAAGCCCCGGGACAGCCCGCAGCGCCGATTAGTCGGATTGTGCAGGCAGGTGGACCCGCTGCGCGTGCCCGTGGTGCACGAGGTGCTGCTCCAAGCGCACAAGGTCCCACGTGTGCGGGTCCGGGAGCATCAGCATCTCGGCGACGGCCTCAGAGCAGAACCGCCGGCTGCGGCTGTGGCCGACGGGCGGGGCCAGGATGCCGAGCAGGCCGCGCAGGTCGTATTGCGCCTTGTCGTGAGCCTGCAGCCACTGCAGCGGGTCCAGGTGCTCGCCATGCCACACGTACACGCGCCACTTGGCGGGGTTGGTGATGTCGATGACTTTGCCGCGGACGCCGCCGTCGAGGAAGCTGGCGGAGACGCACAGGTGCGTGCCCTGCAGCGGGATCGCGGCCTCGACGTGGGCGCTGTCGCCGCCGCGCAGAGCGGTCACGACCCGGGCGAAGGGGCGGGGGTCGCTGTGGCGGAAGGGGATGAGGATCACGGCTGGGCGTCCCCGAAGCCGGCCGGCCACTGGATCGCGTGCACGTCGGTCAGCGTGCCGGCCTCGTACGCCTCAATTGCCGCTTTGGCGGCATCGTGGATCGAGGCTTCGTGTGCCATGGCGCCCTGCAGCAGTGCCAGCAGCAGCCCGACAGTCAGGGGCATCGTGCCGCCCGACATCAGATCCCAGGTGGCCGGCTGTGTGGTGCCCGGCTTCAGGATCGGCGTGGACATGTTGCCGCCTTGCATGAGGGCCAGCAGTGCGGCAGCGAACAGGCCCGAGTGATGGGTGCGGCTGTGCGAGTCGCTGTGGAACCAGATCGTTTGCCCGTTCACGGTCACCGGGAAGCCGCCGGAGAGCTGCCGACGTTTGCGCTCCCACTTGATCCACGTCACACCGGTCGGCAGCAGCGGGCCGGGCTCGCCGAGCAAGTGTTGCAGTGCGGGGCCGACCCACAGATGGTCGTGCAGGGCGTCCAGCAGCTCGTCCCACTCGGCGTCGCTCACCTGGCCGAGACCGGTCACCCAGACGTGTGCGAACACGCCAGACAGGTTCACGCCGCTGATGCTGCGGCGGCCCATCCAATCGAGGCCCAGCCCATCGCGTGGCAGCGGCCGGCCCTGCGGGTCAGGGTTGCTCACCACCACGCCATGCAGCGCGAGCAAGGCTTCAAGCTGAGCCTCGCTGCCTGCGTGGGCGATCAGTTCACGGGTGTAGGTCGGCATGGTGTCCCCTATGCGGTGAGGTGCTCGACCGGCGGCACGTACTCGCCGCCAGCCGCCCAGTGTTCGTCGAAGAACCGCTGACCTTGCGCCCACGCGATAGCCATCTGACGGTCACGGCGCTGCGCGATTTGCTCAAACGCTGGGCCGCAGATGCGCCGGATGTCGTCGCCAGTAGCGATGTGGTCTGGAGGTAGCGGCTCAAGCATGAGCATGATGCCCCCTATGCGCTCAGCGCCTGCAGCGCTGCGCCGGTGATGTACTGCCCTGGCACCACGCGGATGCCGGGGCTCGTGAATGCCGTTGCGGGTTGGCCTCCGCTGCTGTCGCGTGCGCCTGGGATCAGGGCTGTGGTGCCGGCGCCGGTGTAGGCGATGCCGGTTGTCTCCACGGGTGTGGAGCCGTTGACGCTGATGGATGCTCGGGCGTTGGCAGGATCCACACTCACCGCGATCCTGTTGACCGTGCTCCCGTCCAGCACCAGCGTGCCCGTGAGGCTGCCACTGCCGCTGCTGTGGACGATCTGCGCCTGGGTGCCGTTGGTGGCGATGCCGAGTTGGTTGGTGGTGCCAGCGCTTGCCCCTGCGCACAGGCCGAGCAGCGTCTCGACGGACGCGAGGTTGTTGCCCTTGCGGAACTGGAACGACAGCGTGAAGGGCGCCGTCGGAGTGAGCAGCGCCGTCAGCGCCGCGCCCGTGATGCCGCCGCCTGCGAAGTCCCCCGTGCGCACTGCGGTGCCGGTGGTGGGGTTGGGGATGTAACTGGTGGCTACGGTGCCGGTTTCGGGTTGACCACCCCAGATGTGCAAAGTTTTGCCGACCGTGTTTGTGTAAACAAACCCGCCGGAAGCGTCCACCATTCGAACCGAGACAAAACAGGTCGCGGCGGGTACAGAACCTGTGAGACAGACCCTGATCCAATCGTTCGGCAGAATGTCAATAAGGCACGCAGTGAACGAGTATCCCGCAGTTGCCGCACTTGCGCTCAACTGCTTCGTTTGCAGGTTAATCCAGGCGTTTACCCCATTTGTGCCCGCGCCTGACCACAAACTGACAACAGCAAAATCAGCAGTTCCTCGTTTCAGGAACACCGACCACGTAGTTTGCCCGGCGCTCAAACTGATGCCGGAGTTTTCAAAAATTACGCAGTTGGTAGTTGAAGTGCCGGTTAAGGTTTCCGCGTTGGATGTGCCGTCAGGAGCGGCCACAGCGTTCGCGGACACGTTAAGGCCTGTACGACCCCACGCGGCCGCGTTGCTGAAATCCTCCGTGCGCCCCAGCAACTGCGTCGCCTGCCCCTCGATCAGCAGCCCCAGCGCTGCCAGCGTGCTCGGGTTGTGCGTCGGGCGGGGGAGGTAGACGGGGGCGGTGGTGGTGGGGACGTAGGGGGTTGCTGAACCAACGGTCAACTGCAGCGCAGTGATTGTGAAAGAGCCTGCACCATTTGTCACAAAATCGAGAAACGCACCAGATGCGCCAGCGGTCAGCGTCACTGACAGCCGTGTTTCCGTGGCAGGCAGCACGATAGCCTGGGGCGTGCCGTCCCCGATGTCCGCGGACAGTTGAGTAATTGCGCCAGAGAGCTTTTGGACGGTCAGCGAAAGTGTGTAGACAACACCGGCCGTAGTGCCGGCGGAAATTGTCTGCCTTGTCGTGGCTCCACCTCCGCTCGCCGTGACCTGAGTAGCCGAAGTGGCTGACCAGCCGCTGAAGCCGGGCCACACCGCGTTGCTGATGTCCTCGGACCAGCGCAACAGGTTATGCGCCCCATACCCCACAGCCCCCGCAGCATCGACCCGCGTACCCAGCCCCGCACGGCGCAGCGTGTCCCACGGGGCGGGCAGGCTTGAGCCGGTGAAGTCGTAGAAGGTGCCGGGGAGACGCGATACCGCGTTGGCAATCGCCGTCAGCCGTGTCGCGCGCAGCCGCATGCCAGGTCTCAGCTCAGCTCGGTGATCTCGGCAGCGCCGTCGCCAGTCGCGTCAGAAGCGCGCACAACAGCGATGTTCGGCGTCGCCGGCACGTCGATGTCGATCCGCTCGCCAGCGGCCACGTAGTGCGAGGTCGACGCATTCGCCGTCTGCGCCACGCTGCCCACCGCGTACCGCAGCGGCTGCGAGCGTGCGAACAGGCTGATCCGCGCCACGCCGGCAGTCAGCGCCACATTCGCGCTCGTGGTCGTCGTCGCCTGCTGCCGCGCAACGCCGGGGATGCCCAGCGGTTCCACGTTCGTGCGGCCACGCGAACCAGGCCCGAGATTCACTTCCCAGCCCGACCCACCCAAAGTTGCATCCAGCGGCATATCAGCCTCCTGTTGATTCCGTGTCAGCGCCCGGCCGCTCCAGGGCCTGCCTCATGCGCCGCTCAATGTAGTCAATCACCGACATCGCGCCGGCCCGAAAGTCAGTCTCGCGCTGGGCTTCAACGCCACCACGCACATACGGATTGACCGCGAACCGCGCGACCAGATCCTCGTGGATCGCGACACCGCGCAGATCCTCCGCGAAGATCTGCCGGTACGTCTCAGGCGTTGCGCTCATGCAGCCCTCGCCATCCTGTCAGCCATCGCGCCCTGCATCATCTCGACACCCTGCGCCGCAGCTGCCTGCGCCTGGGCCTGCTTCTGAGCCTGCATCCGCGCATCGCGGATCTCCGCAATCTGATCGGCATCCCGCAGCAGATCACGCGGCACGCCCTTCAGCTCGGCCTTGCGCCTGCGCGCCTTGTCCCAGTCATAGCCGTCCAGAGCATCCGACATCCCGGCCGCAGCTTGTGCGCCAAGGTCGGCCTCATACTCCGACATCGCGATGACTTCTTCAAGACGCTGCGAGCGCGCAAACGGGCTGCGGTATTTGACCTTGAAGTTGCGACCAGCCAGCGAACGCGGCGCAGCACCGAACCGACCAGCGCGGTACGCGAGAGCGAACGACCGCTCAACCGTCGGAGCCAGCTCTTCAGCCTGAATCCGCCCGTACTGCGGACCCAGCAGCTGCCGCAGTTGCGCCACACGAGCATGGATCTCGGCCGCGGTCATCTGCGGGCCATCGCGGTTCCACTGCAGCACGTCCGCCATCAGCGCACGCCGGATCTGAGCCTGCAGCCGCGCGGCCTTCTGGTCCGCCACCTCGGGACGCGCGCCCGTGATGATCGGCTGCAGGTTGTCCATGTCCGCGACAGCGTAGATCTTGCCGGACTGCATACGCCGAATCGACGCGGTATTCAGCGCGCCATCGTCCACAGCCTTCATCGGCGGCAGGATCGACATCTGCAATGCCTGCTTCTCGCCGAGCATCAGCTCGTTCAGCTCGCGGGCATCGGGCAGCGCGTTGTACATCGGGCCGACCGCATACGCAGTCCCCGGTATCAGACGCCAACGGGGCACAACGCACGGGAACTCGTGATATCCCGACTCATGCACGACGTGCTTTGTCTGCCGCTCGAACGTGCACGACGCATACGGCGCATCGGTCATCAGCGTGTACCGCTTGCCGCCACTGTGCCGCGGGTAGATCGCGCGCACCAGCTGTACCGGATCATTGGGCTTGGAACGCGAGCGCTCCATCGTCTGCGCCGAAACCTTGTCACCGTACAGGTAGACAGCCTGCTCAGCCGTCACCGTCCACACGCGCCAGACGCGATTGACCGGGCCGCCAGGGAACGCCGACGCCACGTAGCACTCGGCAAGCGGCCACTGCTCGAACGTGAACCCACCGCGACGCCGGTCAACGTCGATGTACAGCACAGACCAGCCGGCGACCTCCATGTCCAGCAGGCATTCGTATCGCGTCGAATCGTAGTTGCTGCCGTGGATCTCGGCGTGCAGATCGACAGCCGCGCGCTCAAGCCAGCGCTTGTCGGCGTCATTGCTGCCGTCCACCTCCAGCTCAAACCACAGCGCGCTTGCCGGCGTCGTGCCGCCCTGGATGCCAGCCGCCTGGACCTCCACAGCATCGGCCGCGGTCCCGTCCAGCAGCCGAGCACGCTGCACCATCGCGGCCACAGCATCCTGCGGCGTCTCGCCCAGGAAGCCTGACCCACGCAGCGGGATCGAGAAGTCCGCGCAGTCGCGCCACAGCTGTTCGTGCGGCAGCCGCATGGCAACCGCCGACGTCAGGTCTCGCTCAAGCTGCGCGGTGTCGACTGCCATTACTGAACCATCCGGCTCGTGCGGTCCTGCAGCGGCTCGCCACTGAACGACGCGCCAACGCCGCCACCACCGTAGAAGCCGCCCGGGATGCCAGCACCGGCAGCCGCGGGACTGCGGCCCATCGCAGCACCCATGCCCAGTAGCGCACGCTGTCCAGCCGCACCAGCACGATTGCCGGCCTGGCCGAGCGAACTCTGGTCATCCACGCCCAGCGCCAGCAAGCCGCGCTGTGAGCGCCGACGGCGCTGCGCATCGGCGATCTGTGCATTCGCCCGGCGCGTGGCTTCCTGCTCGGCAGCAGTGCGCTCGGCGGCTGGGTCAGTCTGCGCAGCCGCTGCAGGCTGCTTGGGCGCCATCGCACGCGACGCGACCATGCCGCCCAGCAGGCCGACTCCTACGCTCACCGGGTCGCACATGGTCAGATCTCCAGCGCTCAGCGGCCAGCCATGCGGGCATCGCCCGGCTGCTCAGGGTGCACGTACCAGCCCTCGGCGGTCAGCACGTTACGCTTGCGGGCAGACGGATTGGCCTCGAACCAGGCCGCCGCGTACTCGGCAGAGTGACCGCGGAAATCGGGGAGGCCCATCTGCTCGGCGCGCACATCGCGCGGCAGCTCAGCCGGTGCTGGCGCTGCGGCCAGATCGTCGCTGAAACCGGGGACAACGGGTTTGCGGGTCGCCATCGCGCGGACTCCTGAGAGTGGACAACCGGCGCGAGTGTGCCCCCGGTCGGCGCGGAATTTCTTACCCTAGCGGGCAGCGTATCGGGACACGAGCGGCGCCGTGTGGCGCTCTCTGGTCATCACGACGCACCACAGGGCCAGAAGCCGCTCTCCGTCGTCGTGGCGGGGTTGGCTTTCGATCTCTTGCCACTTGCGCACACGCTGCTCGTGGGCGCCGATGCGCTTGGCAATCGTGGCATGCGTGTGCCCGGCTTTGCGCAGATCGGCAATGATCCGCGGCCAGTCGACGTGCTGGTCAAGCGTCAGCCTCATACCGGCAGCTGCCCTTCTGGCAACACAGGCTCGCCCAGTGCGTCCGGCAGGAACCGCTCGCGCAGCCACTGCGCGGACTGGTGACGGTCGACCCGCGGCAGGTCAGTGCAGTGATAGCGGGCCTTGTGCAGCGCGATGAGGATGTCCTCGTCCGGTGCGCCTGGGAACATTCGGCGGGCCCAGTCCATATCCAGCGCACGCAGCGCACGCAGCCGGTCGGGCTGCAGCTTGGCGTGTGCGCGGTCTCGGATGATGCGCTGCACCATATCAGTCACCTCGCGTCGTCTTGAGCCAGTGCGCGAGCAACAACGCCTCAGCCCGGTTGTGGTCCTTCTGCCGGCGCAGGTAGCCAGCAGCCTGCGGATACAGCGCGACCGCGCGCTCGATGCTGCCGCTCTTGCGGGCCAGCAGCAGCCCCAGGTCCGCTTTCCAGGTGCGCGGGGACACGATCACGGTCTCCGTGTGGCACAGCTCAAGCACAGCCTCCACGATGCCACGAGAGTGCATCAGCGACGCGCGGGCCGCAGCACCCTGGCCGAATCCAGCGTGGATGTCCTCGATCACAGCCACCGTCGATTCCACGGCCGGGCACAGCGCATAGACCGTCCGCCGCAGCTCCAGCGCAGACAGCCGGCGGTTGACCGTTCTCTTGCCGTCCACAGCCGTGGTCGCCAGGTCAGCGATCTGCACGCGGCCCTGCCAGTCGATGGCAGCCACCGCGCCTGTCAGCCCGATGTCGATCCCGAGCCAAATTGTATGCGCGGTCACAGCGTGCTCACGATCACGACGCCGGCCGCCAGCAGCACGAGCACCGCAGCAAGGCCCAGGAGCCCGATAGCGCCGCTTTTCAGGGCCGGTCGATGGGTAGGTAGCCCCACGACCTCATCGGCGCTCTGTGGGCCGTTCTGCTCACGCGACGCGATGACGACCGTCCAGGCCTGCAGACTGTGCCGGTCGAGCTGCTGCCGCGTGGGCACCCAGGCCGGATCGGGACTGACGCGAGCGGCTGCGCGGTGGCACGGCCAGCGGTAGATGCACGACTCGGTAGGGCCGCTTGGGCACGGCTGGCCGTTCATTGGGCACATGTCAGCTTCCCCAGATCAAAAACGGTAGAAATGATAACGGGCAGTATCAGTTTTGCAGCTTTGTCCGCCGGCACGGTTACCTGGGTAGGCCGCTCTTCGTCAAAGCGGTAGCGCTCTGGCTTGGGTGGTGGCGTGTGCTTGGGCGGTTCGAGGCCGGCAGCGCGAGCGGCGCGGATGGCCATCATGCGTGCGTGTGCGGCGCGGTACTTGGCGCGCTGCTCTTCGGTGACGATGCGCGGGACGATCACGACGTCTGCGGCCATGCCGCGGTCGGAGATGGCCCAGATCATCTGGTTGCCTTCGCGACGCGACTGGACGATGCCGAGCCTGCGCAGGTCGCCGAGTTTGGTGATGGTATGTTTGATGGCGTGTTTGGCCGAAGGGTTTGCGGTGAGCTGATTGATTTCAGCGGTTGACAGCCAGGTGCCGCGATGGGTGCCGCTGAGCAGGCGCCACGGTGCGGCATGGCGGTGGAGTATCTTGATGGTATCGGTATTCTGCATATATACCTCGATGGAGTTGGCGGTGGCGGGCGGGTAAGTTATTTCTTGATGGTGAGCCAGAGCGCGAAGCGTGGGTCGGCGGCAAGTTTGTCTTTATATTCTGTAGGTTCACCACGATGGTGTAGCGGGACAGGATGCCGTGCCCCCCTCGGGGGGGCAGGGTTGTCCTGTCCCGATCCGGGGTCCGCGGGACAGTCCGTGTCCTGTCCCGTTGTCCGGACAAACGGGACACATTCCCTAAGGGGTTGTCCGGTGTCCCATTTGTCCGGTTTGTCCCATTTGTCCCGTTTTGAGGGGGTCCGTTTGTCCGGTCTGTTCGAGCGCTTCGCAAACGATTTCATGACTGTCCCGGGAGCACGATCCGGCCGTTCTGGACGAATATCAGACCGTTGCGTTTGAGGTATTCGAAGGCCCGCGTGAAGGCTTTTCTCTGCGCTTCCGGGGATTTGTCAACTTCCTTGTAAAACGCCTCGCGCAATTCCTTTTCCTTGAGGCCGTCGGTTGCCAGGCCGAGCAGGGTGGCGCGGTCGCCTCCGCGGCCTGACTTAAGTTCCTTGAGTATGTCCTGTTTAGATTGATGAGTATCGTCGACGATGGACGCGGCGAGGGATGTTTCCTTATCTCCGTCCTCGTCCACGCCGACCTCGTGGACGGTCAGCGTGAATTCAATGTCGGGCAGTTTCTCGGCGTCTTTCTGTTTGGCGCATTCGACGGTGGCTGACATGGAGTCACCGTCGCGGAAGACGCCGTACATCCAGTCGACGTTGGGAAGCATGGCTGAAGAGCCGCGAGGGCGCTCTGTTGCGCTGTGGCCGGTGTGGTGGACTATGGCGACGGCGCAGTGCCATTCGGCGCGGAACTGGGCGCCGAGGGTGCGCATGTAATTTGATACTTCCTGGGCGCTGTTCTCGTTGCCGGAGAAGGTCTGAGACATCGTGTCGACGATGATCAGGGAGGGGCAAAGACCTGCTTTTCGGACCGCTTCGACGATGAATTTGGCGTCTGAGAGCATGTCAACGGGCACTGTGATGACGTGGATGAGGGCCTCGTCTTCGGTCATGCCGTGGAGCATGTGCCAAGCCTTGAACCGTTTCCAGATGCCACCGGCGCCTTCTGCGGCGACGTAGACGACGTGGCCCTTGGTGGTTTTGCGGCCGAGCCACTGCAGGCCGTGGGAGACGTGACAGGCCAGGTCGATGGCGATGAAGCTCTTGAAGGCGCCGGAGCCGCCGAAGATCATGCCGATGGAGTCGCCCGGAATGACATGCTTGACGAGCCAGGGTGCGGCGGCGCGCTGGGCGTACAGCTCTGGCAGGGTGTGCAGCTTGATGGGCTGCCGCGCCGCGGGTGCGGTTCCTTCTTCCAGCGGACCGAGCCACTCGTCTTGGCCGAATGGGTCGTCTGGCTCTTCGGCCTGTGAGATGACGAGCCGCAGCTTGTCGGCTGTACGTTGGATCTGGTCGAAGGTTGATTTATCCACGGCGCGGCCGTCCTTGCTCTTGTGGTGTGTCCGACATCAATTTGATGCGCTGCCATGCACGGCAGAAGCGCCAGCCAGTGCGGCTAGCACAGGGTCGCGGATATCGTCGCGGCCGATGACGAACCACGCGCTTGTGGTCTCGCCGCATTCGCCGAGCCTGTGGAACGCCGCAAGGGCAGCCATCGGTAGCGCTTCCGCATCGCGGACGGCCACGCCGAAGCATCCGGCTTTCTTGCGGTGCAGCTGGCCTGCCAGCACGACAAACGGCGCGCCGATACCGCGGGCCAACGACACCACGCCGCGGGCGTCTTTGCTTTCCACCGTTGCAAGCGCCGTGCCGCTCGCTTCGTCGCGCAGATCCAGCACGAGGCCGACGCTGCCGAAACGGCTTGTTCGCGCAAATGCTTCGCAGGTCTCGAAGTTGCTCATGCCTGCACCACGCTCTTCAGTTGCGCCGTGTTCTCGACGGTGCGGCCCTTGCTCTCCATCCAGGCCAGCAGATCCGCTTTTCGGTACAGCGCCCGGCGGCCGATGCGGGTGTACAGCGGGCCACCACCACGAATGGCCTCGGCCTCTACTGATGCAGGGGCCATGTAGCGGACAGCGGCCACCGTATCCCGGTCGAAAAGGGCTTCGGGCGCTGCAGCCCAGAACTCTGCCCGAAGAGCCGACGCATCGGGCTTGTGCGATCTGCTTGTGCGCTTCGCGCGTTGCTTGGTGTCCATAACTGACTCCTAAAGGTTAATGAGGTCTAAAGTGTAGCATCGTCACCGCCAAGCCTGCTGCCGCGTCGCCTGCACCATATCCCCGAGCCGTGCTGCAGCAGCTGTGAGCCTGTCGGCGTCGATGGGCTGCCCGCGGAGCATGTCTGCTGCGATCACGGCGACGACTGAGGCCTCAAAAGCGGCGAGTGCGAGCAGCTCGTGAGGTGCTGCGATCCGCTCGCGTCGTGCGCTGGTGTGCTGGGTCGGCGTGTCCGGGAACAGATCGCCGATGTCCAGGCCCATTGCGGACAGCAGCTGCTCGAGTGTCGACCCACCGAAATCGTGGAGCAGGACGCGGCCGTCTGACAGCTCGCGAATGGACAGAGACGGCGTGCGGTCTTTGCGTGCTGGGCTTGCGGCCATGTAGCGGCCGTCTCCAGTGCGCTTGACGCGCTCCAGGCGCGACAGCACCTTATCGATGGGGCTCGGCATGGGTCAGCCGATCTGCGGTGGCTGCGCGGCCTCAGCAGCTTGCGCGGCCTTCAGCCTCTTCCACTCCGCGACCCACTTGGGCTTGATCTCTTTGATGCGGTATGCCTGCAGCGGCGGCAGCTGCGGCCCCCACTGCTGGATGGCTTGGCGGGAGATGCCGAGCACGCGGGCAAGAGCCTTCTTCGAGCCGGCGCGCTGGATTGCATATTGAGTGTCCATCCGCTGATGGTACGGGCCGGCGGCTGACAGTGCAAGCCCGCATGCACTGTTACACAATTTCTGTGCAGGGCCGCTTGCACTGTGCCGAAGATGGTGGCACAGTCTGACCCATCGCAACACACCTGACAACGGAGCCTGAAATGCAAATCCTGAACGCCAAGTGGGTCGAGTACAACAACACATACAACGAAGGCGCCGAAGGCTACAACCCGCACCCGAAGTTCATCGCTGCCGCGCCCCGCCCGGCTGCCGCAGCCACCCGCGTGATTGCTGGCAAGGCCCGCACGCACGCCGACGCGCTCAAGTTTGCACGCAACTGCCTGTCTGGCGCCCAGCGCGAGACGTTTCTGGCCGAAGTCGCAGCCAAGTTCGCGGCCTGAGTACTGATCACAGCCGCCGAGCCCCGCGTGCGGGGCTGGCGAGTGCGATCAACGCAACTACAGATGACCACCCCTCCCCCCACCTGGCCTTTCCCCACCTGGCGCGGCCAGCCAATACCGAGACCGCCGGCCCCGAAGCCGGCGCCCTATCCGCCGGGTGATCCGGCACCGTTCTGATGACCACCACCGACGAATGGCTGTTCTGACAGCACTGACCAAGGAGCACACCATGCACCCCACCGCCGAAGAAATCGACCACGTGATGCAGCTTACCGGGATGGACTACATCCAGGCCCGGAACCACATCATCGGTGCGCAAAGCGCACGCCAGCTCAACCGCATGACCCAGCGCCAGCGCTTTGAGCGTGCGGCGATGGACCTGGCGGACAGCGTGCTGGCGAAGGACGCCGATCAGCACCGCGGTTCCATCGTGCTGCAGGCCAGCGCCGTCCGCGTGCTGGGGAGCCAGCTGTGAGCACCGCCGAGAGCCGGCTGCAGCAGGCCTATGACCGCTCTGTCGAACTGGTCATGGCCGCGCGGGATCAGCGAGACGACGTGCTCACGATGCTGGAGGCCGTGTGCCGCGCGACGTGCGCGAAGGACGCTGGCGGCCTGGTCGGCAGTTCGAACTTGACCATGAACGCTGCGCTGCGGATGTTGGAGCGTCACAACCGCTTCAAGGTCGTGCAGAGCCTCGGAATCTACGTCCGCGGCGAGTGGACGCACGAAGAGGTACAGCGCCGTGTCTGAATGGGCCTGCCTGTGCGGGGCGACGGACTGCCCGAGCTGCGGGGTTGCGCAGGGCCTGCGCGGCTGCGATGCTGATGGCGATCCGCTGCCCGAGATCGACGACGAAGAGCCCTGGTACGAGCCAGGCGACTTCGACGAAGTTATGTAAACCTGACGACGGAAGGACTAGATAGATGATCACGCTCGAATCGGTTGCCAACATCGGCAACGCCCTGGCAGCGGCAACGCTGTACCCGTGGATCGTGTCGGT